CTCCCCATTTTCCCAAAGCCAACGGCTCGCAGGAACATGGCGCGGCCCTTCTTGCGGAGCAGCTACGTCAAGATCAAAGGTAACGCCTAATGCATCAAAAATGTACCTGGGCGTGTACCATTCATTGCTTTTCCCTTCTGATTCGTGTGTCATTTTATCTCCTTGAATTCATCGTTGAAAATCTGATCCATCTGGCAGCCGAAAACTCCTTCAGTCGTTTCAATGCGAACTTCATTGCCGTCATAGACAAAGCCATTTGGTGGCGGTGGTCATTCTTGCGCGTCCATTTCACTGATCAACTGAATGCGCGCCGCGATCCATTCCATGCAGTTCACGGCCATAGAATTTCCGAGGGCCTTGTATCGCGGCCCATCCGGGCAGTTGTCCGGCTCTTTGCCGCGCCACGGTATCCGGGTAAAGTCGTCTGGAAAGCCCTGTAGTCTTTCGCATTCGGTGGGGGTTAATCGCCGGGCTTTCATTCCGGCTTGTGAAATTGCAGCATGACCGCCTGCGTTTGCGTGGCTGGCGTCATTATTCATTGACCGAAGCGGCGCGCTGACGCCTTCGCTGGTTTGTACTTGGCTGCCTTTGCAATCGAAGTAAGTTGAAGGGATCAACGTCTGCCCTTCATCTGCCGTGGTGTTGATCCCCTTGTGCATTCGGGCCGTGAGAGGGTTAGCGACGTCGGGAATTAGATTCGACTCTCGAGCTTCATAGTCAGCGTATTGGTTTGTGGTGAGCGGAGCACATTCAGCCGAAAACGTAGCCTTGCCCGTAAACTCTGGAACCATATAACCCGCCGCTGCGTGATCAATCGAGTTACTCCATCCGCCACTATTGGCGCGGCTTATCATCGTGCCTGCAACGGCAACCGGAATGACACAAGGTCTTCCAAAGGTCTGGTCAGCGCCTACAGTTAGGGTGTCAGCAACGTCTAAAGTAACCGCTATCACCGGGTCTTGCCCTCGCGTGTCTCCGGCTCGTTCAGTTCCCCGGCCACTGCTGACAAGGCTTGGCGCAACATCATGGGTAGTTCCTTGCCCCTGCGTGCGGCGCGGCGGAGGATTCCCGCGCAGGCTTTCGGCGTCAAATAAAACCGCTGCGGCACGTCGCCAGTCTCCAAGATGTGCGACAACGAACACACGGCGCCGTCGCTGGGGAACCGCCCTTCTGAATCGGCGTGTTCGCAGGTACTGAGCGTCAAGCACTCGCCATGCCGGGCAATACCCGAGTTCGACCATGCCCCCGATGATGGAACCAAAAGCCCGTCCTCCGTCTGATGACAGGACACCGGGGACGTTCTCCCAAACCAACCACTGGGGCCGATAGCGTTCAGCAATTGCAAGATAGGTAAGGGCGAGGTTGCCACGCGGGTCAGCCAGTCCTTTTCTAAGCCCTGCGACTGAGAATGATTGGCACGGGGTCCCTCCGACGAGAACATTGACTGCTGCATCAGGCCACTCCTTGAATTTTGTCATATCGCCCCAGTTCGGGACGTTGGGATAATGGTGGGCAAGCACGGCGCTGGGGAATTTCTCAATCTCGCTGAAGGCAACCGGCTCCCAGCCGAGCGAGTGCCAGGCTTGCGTGCAAGCTTCGATGCCAGAGCAGACGCTCAGATACTTCATGCTTGTTTCTCCTAGCGCTTCAGGAAGGGGAAATCTAGGACTCGAACCCAAAACGGGCCGGTGTCTAGCAGGCAGCTCTCAAAGTTATCTTCGTAGACGTTGACTTCAAGCTCTTGCAGGCTCAACCAGCTTAGCCCTGGTTCTTCTTCGTCCATCTTTACTCGGAATTGCGCAGAAATACCGTACTCGGTGAACTCAACCTCGAACACTGAGTCGCCGCAACCGCGGCCTGGGATAATCTCGAACTTGTCGAAATGGCCCCGATCCGCATGACTGTGTAGCCAATTGCTCAGGGCTTCTATTTGAAGATCGGTCTTCGCAAGCTCATTCATCATCAATCTCCAGAAAGCAACAGCTCAATCCTGCCGCCGAATCGCCTTTGCCCGTCTGGCCGCTTTGGGCCTTCAATGGCGGCAATTCTGGCTCTTGGCTGGCTTCGTATTCAGCAATTAACTTATCAGGCGGACAGAGAGGCCCGCCCATATCTTTGCTCATTGCCCACCCCCCCTTCCGAACCACGGTAATATCCTGCAGCGCAGAGAACCCGGCCTTTTCCATCGCCTTGCGCAATTCAATCTTTACGTCGGCTCCAGATAACTCCAGATTAAATTCGGTTAGGAACGTGGCCGTACACAACCATCTGGCTTTCTTGGGCGACTGGGCGGGCTCTGGGGCGGGCGGCTTGGGATCGGATGGTTTTTCCGCCTTTTCCAATAATTGCAGCTCGTCGGCGGTGAGCTGGGCTTCCTCCTTGCGTTGCTCCTCCTGGGCCAGCTTTTTCTCAGCCTCTGCCTTTCGCGCCTTCTCCGCAACGTGCTCGCTGATTCTGAGCTTGACCGCTGCGGCAAAGTCCTCCGTCTGCTTTCCGACCAGATTGCGCAGATCGGCAAACAGGTGTTTGTGGTCGCCGGCCAATTCATCAAACGCAGCCAGATTGGCCCGGATCAGATCGGCTTCGGCGTTGGCTGCCAGCTTCGCATCGGTCAGCGCCTGGTCGGCAGCGTCCATGATGCTCTGAATCGTGCGCTTGCCCTTCATGGCCTGGCCGACCTCTACCCGGAAGCCCGACGGCGCATTGATTGACACTCCGCCAGACAGGCCGGCGTTGATCTGATCGTAGTGCTTTGTCAGTGCATCGACCGCCTGCTGCTGGATCTCTGACTTGCGCGCCTCTTTCCGCGCCTTGACCAGCTTGTCCAGATCCAGACGCTTGCGCCGAGCGCTCTCGCTGATGTCGTCAATTGCCCGGAACAGCGCGTCAATACTCTCAGTCTGGCCCAGCGCGGCGTCCTTTGCTGCCTTCAGCCGGTCCTCGACGTTCTTGCACCACTTCACGGCCTCCTCGGCGTCAGCAAAGTCCTGGTCGTTTTGCAGATCGGTGCTGATTCCATCAAATACCGCCAGCGCGTGAGCCTTGAAGTCATCCAAGTTGGTGGCAACAACCCGGCCCTCGACCTGAATGTTCAGGTACGGCAGCGATTCGAGCTGGGTGCCAGTGGCATCCTCTGGCAGCTCGACTGGCTGGTGTTCGGCCAGATCGGCCTCGAACTGCTCCCAGCCTTGCAGCAGCTGCTTGAAATAGGGCTCGAGGTTATCGCGCTCGACCCACAAGTGATCAGTGCCTTCTTCGGTGCCGTCCGTGATCGTGTAGATCAGGCGGGACGCGCCGGTCACGTAAATCTGCTGAACCAGTTGCCAGATGTCGCACTCAGGAATGACACCCACCTCAATGTCCAAAACCTTGTCGGCGTTGCGCTGTTTGCATTCCCAGATCACGCTGCCATCCATCGTTATGCCGTCCAGGCTGGCACTCAGGCGCTCGTCGTCGTCGCAAACGGTGGCCGGGTAGAGCTCCTGCCCGACAATGGCCTCAGCAATTGGCCGGGCCTTTGCTTCGACTTCGTGGCCTCGGTCAAAGACTCGCTCCTGAACAAACTGGCTGACCTCTTTGGATCGGCCGCTGTGCTTGTTCCGAACTAGCTCTGACCGGCTCATGTTCGGGCTCGCGCCCTTCATCGCCGGGGCTTCGCTGGCAGTCAGCATTTTGGCTCGGGCTGCCAGCCATTCTTTACTGCCCTGCTCAAGATTAAGCGTCTTCACTGTTTACCTCCTCGGCTTCAACTGGTGCAAGGCTTCTGATTTCCTCGCGCTGTTCATCGGTCAGGACATACTTGGACTCAATCATGGCAATCAGGTCGTCCGGCTTCCTGCCGCCGTCGATCGCCGCCTTGAAGCCCTCGATGTTCTGGGCCATGCGCTCTTTGCTGTAGGTTTCGCGCTCGGGCCGTGCTGGCTTCGCTTCGTAGGTTTCCGTTGGGCTGGCCTCCGCAATCCGCTCTGCCTCGTCCTGGTCGTAGATTCCAGCAAAGCCAAAACCAATGCGCGACGCCTGGATCATGGTCTTGTGGCGCAGGAAGCGCTTGGTGTGCGTCTGCCAGGGCCCAGTAACCTCGTAGGCGCCGTTACTGCCGGTGCCCTTAAATGGCGGGCGGTAGCACTCGTCCAGATATTCGCGGACAACAATCGGGTGCTTGCGGTCTTTCCGATAGATCACGCACTCAATCCACTCGGGACAGGGCTTTGCGCTTGGCATGTTGGCCACTTCATCTGACTGATTGAAATCCATGCCGTCGAACTGAGGGTGCTCGTTGATGATCCGCGACCAGCCATCGACCCCGACAACAGGGACAATCCCGGCTTTGTCGGGGAAGGCGTAGATTTCCTTGGTAAAGGGATTCAGCTTGTACTGATCCGCCACGATCAGCAGCGCCATCATCTGCTCGTCAGTGACCTCTCCGTTTTTCTGCCGGAAAGCCGTGTTTTTCAGGGTTGAAAATAGCTTTTTTTCGTCAACCCCAAAACGGTCGGCAAACCGCGCCATCAGCTTGCCTTTGCTAGCGTTGCCGCCTTGAATCCGTGCTACATCGTTCATTCCTCTCTCCTTGGTTAGCTTCGTCTAGCTGTTAATCGGTTCGTTTCGCGTGATCCAGCATTTCCTCGTAGTGCTTGGTCTCTGCCCTCACGACTGGGATAATCGCCGGGTGCAGCCGACAAAGCCTCTCGATCGCAATTGCCAGATAGCAGACGGTCATTTCTTCGCGCTGCTTATCACTACAGTCATAATGCCCGGCCATTCCCCTTGCAGACTCGACCAGCGCCTTCACGTCCTTCACGCCGTTGTCGGTGCTCAATGGGATACCAGACCGGCGCACGTTGTCGTCAATCCGGTCGGCGTCCATGTCGGATTGTTCTTGCTGGTCGTGCTCGTCGTTTATCATTTGTTACCCCAGTTAGTCTGTGACCGGCAATACTTTTCGCCGGACAAGTGATTGTTAAAACATCGCTCGGTGGGCGTGCTGTCTGCGCCCATCAGAGCCGCTATTACATAAACCGTAGAAAGCATGATCGTCAGCAGCAGGCATGCTGCGAGAAAATGA